GCCCAATGTTGAACTTAAATTCAACTCCGTTCGATATGTATATAACCAAAGACCGTACGTCCTATTATAATAATGTAACTGATGGTACTACGCTATTCCCGAACTTAAATGTTCCTGAATTTGCTTCGTACTACGCGTCGCATGATCCTAATAGGAAGAACCCCATTGTTGTTCCCGGCTTCAACGATTATATCGCTGTTGCTAGGGAGCTTATGAGGACTGAAGTGGGCGAGCATGACAAGTGGTGCAGTTGTGAACATTATAAAGTTCACTTCGACATTCACGATGTCCGGCCCTCCTCCTTCCCGTGGTCTACCGAAACCTTATCCGCTCTTGCGGTCTGGTCAGGTGTTGCCCCGACTATTAGTCTGGTCAATTTGGTCGAAGACTATCTTGCTCCTTTGCCGGGGCAAGTGTTATTATACGAACCGAGGTTGGATGGGGGCTTCGTGCCCCCTCCACCTGACCTGAACGGTCTGAACTCTCTTGCTTTGCAAAAGATGCTTCCGACTATAAAGGCCGAGCTATCTCTGGTTAACTCAGTTATTGAGTTGTCAGATTTCGCTTCGCTTCCTAAAACAATCGTACGTGTCACGAAACTTCTAAGCTCTTTGTTCGGTTTTATTTCTAAAATCGAAGCAAAGTCTTTTAAGAATTATGCAAAAATCCGAAAATCTTTTTCAAAAGATCACGGACTCACGTTACGAGAAGTCTTCAATACTTCGGCAGATGGTTATCTCCAAGCGGAGTTTAACATTCTTCCGTTGTTATCTGATATTAGCGGTATCTATACCGCTCTTACCCGAATCGATAAGGTCCTTTGGGATCTTATAGTCCGACAGGGCTACACACAGAAGCGGCATTTCACCCGCCTCTTCCAGCCTTATCCAGCTCCCGAATCTTCCTTCGTTATAGTTCCTACCTTTAATGGTAACCTATACAACAACGGCTCATTTGATGATGCCGAAGTTGTCTATGGTGGTCCTATTCTCGGAGGTTTACTTCGTTCTGCCGGAAAACCTGCTGTAGCTAAATTCCATGCTGAGGTCGAGTATAACTATTCGTTTACTCGTTCCCAGGTCGAGCATGCTCGATTAAGAGGGCTTCTAGATATGATGGGGGTTAACCTTAACCCACAGATTATCTGGAATGCAATTCCCTGGTCTTTTGTGATTGATTGGGTCATTGGCGTAGGCCAATGGCTTGGCAATCGCAAAACACTTAATATGGAACCTGTGATAAACATATCGAGGTATCTTTGGTCGTGGTCTTATACGCGCGAAACGTATCGAAGCTTTGAAAGCTATCAAAAACGTTTCGGCGCCGAGCCGATCCTTCCAAGGACACTACCGACAGTCTACGAATCGATTTATCGTCGACAAGTAGGTCTGCCGGAAACCAGCTGGATTAATTCCAGTGGCTTGTCCCTAAAAGAGATAAGTCTTGGTGTCGCGTTGGCAATTACGTCAACGAAACACCACCATAACCGCGGACGATGAGTCTGCAAAATCAACCTAAGTATGACAATGGCTCAAGTTACCTTATTGGATAAGCACATTCGAGATTATGCAATTGACAATCTAGAATACGGCAATGGTTGCCGTCTCTGGTTTATCGATTCGTTGGCAGTAATGCCACCGAAGCTTCGTCTCTATGTTGCTAGCCAATTTGGCGTACCCTTACCAAAGTCACTTCTGAGGTTGATCACAAAGCATGTTAACAAACACCCTTAATACAAACGAAGTGAAAAATGCCGCCGGCACTGAAGAGGAATTTACACGCCTCTCTATTGCCGAACGGAGTACCATTTTCGCTCGAATTAACGAGTCCCAGGCCCTCCCTCACCGTCTCAGCATCAGCCATACCGAATCTGGCGCGGGTTTAACCCGTCGCCGTCGTTCGGTGGTCCGCGTGGATAAATCCGTCGCGGGCCAGATTGATGCTACCCAACAAATGCGCTGTTCGGCTTATGTCGTTCTTGATTTGCCCATTGGGCAACTCACGTCGACTTCGCTTCCAGCGGATGCGTTGGCCAATTTGGTATCGTTCGTCGCGTCACTTGGCGCGAGTACGACCATATTGTACGATGGTACGGGCAACGGAGCCGTTGCGCTGCTGAGTGGTGGCATTTAAGCTTAATTGCTTCTAACCCTAAATAAGGTTATGGCTCTCACTCACAATAGCGACGACCTCTTTTTGTTCGTTGCAAAACGAACAACTGGAACAACGCAACCCTACTTGTACGTTCCGACAGCTGAGGATCTTAATAAATTTAATTATCAAGATGCAAAAGTTGTTGGCGTGTACGATTCTGGTGCGTTGAAATGGTCGATTGCCTTTATAGATATGAAATCATATCTACCTTAGGCACACTTCGTAGGAATCACGGGGTATTTGCATGCTCTAGGAGTCATACCTTATGGTAGACAATAAGAGCCTAGATGAGTTTAATGTCATCGCTGCAATGCTCTGTGACGCTAATGCGTCTCATGGAGTTGTGTTCAACACAACCGCTTTACGACTTACTACCCAAAAAGTAGCAAAACGTATGCGGGATGAAGGAATCGGTTTTCTAACGAAAACCTTACTCCGTCTTGGCAAGCGCCTTGATCAGGCACTTACTGGAAAAGTCATAATGACTGGTTCTGATATCGGGTTTGAATCCGGTACCGGGACTAAACTCCCAAGGTTTCTTGGTGAGTTTTTCATAATGATATTTTCGAATGACGGATCACTCCTTCCCAATCCTGACGCGACCTGCGTTAAGATTGTCAGAGAGTTATTGCTTTCTTTTGGAAAGTATAAGCTCCCTTACTCAGATGATCAAGAACATGATGTGGTTTCTGCTTTCGAAAAAGCAGAATCCGATCTCACGAACTTGGATGATAATTTTGCAAGTTGGCAAAATCATCTTAAAGATTATTATCTTCGTGCTGACGGGAAAAGCTATCACGGAGCGTATCCACGTTTATACGTGGATGCACAAGGTGTCGCTCTTCCTCCAGCACTTGACATAATCCGCGAAGCTAAGAAGTTCCTCGAAAGAGTCTTCTTAACTTTTGACCCTCGTGACATAACTCCGCGACACGGACCAGGTTCTGTTGCCACACGGCAACGAAATTCTGGGAAGTACCGTTGGGTTAATGTATCCGAGAGGATCACCGATCTCTATCCTTTTGACGAGTATTTCTGCTCGTCATCTGGACACGTCTGTGATACTTACCGCTCTTTTAATAGAGTCGGTAAAAAGAGTCTTCCAGCACGGGTTTTACTCGTACCTAAAGACTCGCGCG